CATTCCCACCAGACGATAAAAAAGGCTTGGTTACAAAGGCCGCCGCAGTACTTGTGGCAGTAAACCCTACAATCTGTGTGGGGAGTGCCATTAGAGCACCCGATAGACGTAGCCGTCAGCAATGATCGTCGAGGTGGGGAAAAGGGCTTTCCACTCGTCGATGCTCTTCGAGTTGAAGAAGAACGGCGCGTCGGGATTGGCGAACTCGGTCAGGAAGTGGCAAATCCGAGAGACGGAGTAGCCCTCGATAAAGGATTGGATTTGGGCACACTCTTCGTCGGTGAGGCTCGTTACGAGGTCTTCCGTGATGATCAAGGTTGGATCACTGGACAGGGCGCGCTTCACCGTGTTGCGGCTCTTATTCGAGGCTGAATCCTCATTGAGGACAGTGCCGTTGGTACGCTTGGAGGAGCGGAGGCGATTGAAGTGGACTAGGCCCTCTCCAGAAGCCGGATTGAGGCCGACCGCCGTGATGGCGTCCGCGATTTCCGCATCCTCACTAGTATCCTTCACGCTGAAGATATAGGACGAGATGTCGGTGCCGATGGTTTCGATTCCGAGGCTTTGAAGAGCCTCACAAGTCCACCCAAAGCCGGTCCCTACAACAAGCACCCGGTCGGCCGCCGTCAGCCCAAAATGGGCGATAAAGAACCGCGCCCGTTTGAGCATTTCGGGAAACATCACATAGCGATTGTAATGCAGCCTGATTCCAGGGCGCGTGTTCGGATGGCCCATGGGTTCAGCGTTGAACTCATAGGCCAGATCGAACAACTCCTTTGTCCATTCAGTGGCCATAGCAGCCTCCGTTATGCGTTAGCTTCGTTCATGGTGAAGGTGTTCACAGTAACGGTCTGGTCAACCGCGATACTGGTGTTATCCAACTCCATGTCGCCACCGCCGGAGGTAGCAGTGATGCTGCCCTGCAAGTGAGTGGTAGTGCCAGCACTGTCCTTCAAACGGAAGTGTCCAGCAGTACCGGCTGCGACCCCAGTTCCGCTCCAAGTACCGCTCTTGGCCTTCGCACCAGACGAGGCAGCAGCGGCCCAGTCAGACGGGCAAGTAATCTCACACAGCAACGTTCCGGAGTCTGCTGTTGCGCAGCTAGCTGGTTGAGCGCCAGTGCGAATCTGCAGCTTCGGCGAAGTGCCAACTGTAGTCTCAATAGAGTCCAATTTCGCATTTCGTGCTGATACGCTAAGTTGTACGGCCATTTTACACCTCTACTCGATTTAGGATCCACCCGTAAGCGAAGCGCTCATTTTTCGGGTACTTCACGCATAGTTCAATGTATCTTGCACCCTGTAGGACGTTCATGGCCTTCAAGAGGGTCTTTTCGCCCTCTGAGCCTCTGTGCCTTAGGAACTTCTCCAAAGCCTTCAAAGTGTTCCGCCCTACTATACCATCTTCCTTAATGTCTGGGTAGTGGGCCTGCCCATTATTAAACGCATTCAGGCTCTTCTGCAAAAACGACCCAGCCCAGAACTCCCCCATGTTGACAGAAGTATCTACTAACTCAGCCCCTACAGCGTCACTTACGAACAAAACTTCCCTGTATCCAGACCTAACTACAAAACGTCTGTAGTACAGGTCAAATGCTTCCTCCTTTGTTAAGTCAGCTACCGCCCCGTACCATCCCTCGGCTTGGAGTGCTTTCTTTGTCCACCCATACTTAGTCTCGCCACCTGAGTCCTTTGGGTCGTTAACGTAGCCTCCTTCTACAGTTATTATGCCGTTGATTATGTCAGCTATACTCTTCATTTCAGCAACTCCTTCAGGAATGGGAGTAGCTGCACCAAGCCAACGACTGCTATTACAGCGGCGACTACTCCTTTTTGAAGCGCTTTTTGGGATAGTACGGCATCTTTTACCTCCTTTAGCCCTAGTTCTACCTGTTTAGCCAAGACGTCAATCTTGTGCTCCATGCGCTGAACAATAGGTTCCAAGGAGGCAACACGGCGAGGAAGTTGCTCTTGTTCAAGCACGTTCAGCCTGTGCTTAGTAAGATGTAATTCCTTTTCAACTTCTTCCATTCTCGATCCTACGTCGTGGTCTGCCATCACACCCTCCCAGAGACCTCTTTCATGGCCTTGCGCACTTCGGATTCTATGGAACCATCCCCATCTTCTTCCACCTCCACGTCCGCAGCACCACTAGACCTCACACTAGCTCCAGACGCCGCTGCTTGTTTCTTCCTAAGAGTATCGTTCTTCGTACCTACTCGCTCCCGCTCAATAAGGACCTTGCGAACATCTGGGTGAACCCAACAAGCCTGCTCGTATGCGTCAGCAAGGTCCTTGGCTCTGTTGGAATCCATCAAATCTGCCATGATATTAGACACGTCGCTGAAGAACTCCTTATCAGCACTGAACGCGTCTATCTCACGCTTAAAGTTGGCCTCCTGCATTTCCCGCAGCATAGCCTCCTGACGCTGAAATTGCTGTGTCAGTTCCTGAGGGATTTGAGGCGCAGCTTGCTTCTGAAGAATCTCCTGGCCTGCCGATTGGTTAATGATGTCACGAAGGGGAATGCCGTACTGCTCAGCGATGTTAAGGAGTACATTGAAGCGCTGCTGAGGATCAGGATTGCGCAAGCCACGCTCACTAGCCATGACATTGCTAATGTACTGAGCCGGATTTGCACCATTGTTGACAGCCTCCTGGATAAACGGGCTAAGAGATTCAGCGAAGTTCTTAATGGGCTGATACTCTTCGTGCAGCTTACGAACTCCCATAGCGGAGGCTTCTTCCCTACGAATTACCTCCGCACGCACGTCGGCCGGCAGATCCTTCCACTTCTCACGTATGTTAGGTGCCCAGCTAGAGGGAGCTTTGTCGTCCTTGAGTGTGACATTCTCCCCTTCCTTATCAGGCTTTACTTCTTCGGTTTCGGTTTCGGCTTGTACGGTTTCGGCATCTTCCACCTCGTCTTTCTGCTTTGGTTTGTCCTTTGGTTTGTCTTCCGTAACCTCGTCCTTGGGCTTGTCTTCCTTAGGGGCCTTCTTGCCCTCTAACTTGTCAATGACGTCCTCGTTAGAGACATTCTCTTCTTTAGCGCTTGAGTCCTTAAACGCCGCCCGTACCTCGTCTTGGAGGCTTACTTCTTCTACTTCTTCGCTCATAATAATGCACCTTAGTCTGGAATAATTTCATCTTGAACAACTGGCTTATATCCCGCCTCGCACTTTCTTATAGACTCAACTAAATCCTTGTTGATGTCCCTCTTATCAGGTAGAACCGGACCTTGCTGACCACACTTACCAGCGAGGATATCTTCGTTGCTGTACCCCTCGCCAAGGAGTGTCACATTGTTTCTCTTGTTATGCTCTTCTAAGTCCTTATTACAGGAGATGATGGTTCCGTCCAAATTAGACTTAAATGGTTCGAACCTTACCCCGCCCTTGAAGAAGCTGTTGGGGGCACTAAGGATGACCTTCCTTACCTCGCCAGAGCCACACTCCGGGCACTCCGGCACCATAGCTCTATCGGCGATTGGTCTGAAGTAGTCGTACGTATGTGCGCACTTCAAGCATATAGCGTCATATCTCATTTCTTATCCTTTGGCTTCTGTTTAGCCATCTCTGCACTCTGTTTAAGTTGTTGCTCGCCGGCAGCCTTCTTAGTCTCAAGGTCCAAGGCGGCTGATTCTTCTTTTATGCCCATATCTATGGAGGCGCTCTGCTGCTTGACTTGAAGCTCCAACTGCTTAATTTGGAAGTCCAGTGCAGCCATGCGCTCCTTATGCGCTAGCTCTGCCTGCTTCATCTGCAGGTCCATCTGCATACGAGCCTGCTCCAATTGCATTTCCATCTGCATCTTCTGCTCTTCCATTTGCATCTTAGAAGCATTTTCCTGTTGCTTCATCTGAGCATCCTGTTGCTTCATCTGCATTTCCATCTGCATCTTCTGCTCTTCAGCGCTCGGCTCTGGTGGCTGCTCTTTAGCCTGCATAGCACTACGTGCCATTTCGTCAAGCTGCTTATCTATCCAGCCTTCAAGCTCAGTGCCTGCCTTGTAGCCAGCAATGGCGAACTTGATAAGCTGAACGCCGAGCATGGCGAGTTCAGGAGTGTCCTTGGCGAGCTCGGTGGTCTGCCCTATCATCTGGCCAATAGTGTTAACGAGCTCCATGCGCTGCTCTTTCTCAAGAGCCCAGTCAGCCTGTGTCAAGCTGTTAGTCTGGATATTCACCTTGTACTTACTCAGCACGTCGTCGCGCAGTATCTGGGCGGCAGCGGGTAGAAACTCCATATCGTCGGGAGGTAGTTCGCCGATAATGGCCATGACCTTCTCATCACTGTACAACTGTGTGAACATCTCAGCGATAATGCGTATAATGTCGCGTACGAACTTGGCCACGTCGCGTTGATAGCCGCCCATGCGGATACTGGCGAACTCGGCTTTGATTTCCTGAGCACCCTTGGTCTCGTACGGACTACTAGCGCCACGTATGATGTCACTCATGCCGGTAATTTCAAACAGCACCTTCTTGGTCGCTTCAAAGGCGTTGTACAGATGTTGCAAGACCGTAGCCACCTGATCTACAGGATACCAGTCAATTTGACCGGCAGTACCGCCGCGCTCGGCGTGCATCGCCCAGTTGTCTACTGGAATGAGCTTGTTCTCAGCGCCCTGTAGCATTCTAGGAATGGCCATATTGCTTGAGTCGTACAGACCAGCGACCTTGATGGCCTCAATAATCAGGTGTATGCGCCCGTACAGGACGTCCAGCTGATTATACTGGTCCTGAGCAATGCTGTAGTCCGTAACCGGCAGGAAGGCGACTGTAGTCGGGTTGGCGATCAACGGCTTAGGGCAGGGGTAGAACTTCCGAAGCTCGTACGGGTCGTCAAGTTCCTTAAGAACTTCCTCCAGCCCCTTATATACGTGGAACACCTTCTTGGTGCGGCGATCCCAAATCTCGTAAATGCAATACTTATCCTTGTTTATCTCCTGTGGTGTCAGAGTATCCTTTGTTTTGTCCGCCTCGCCAACCTTATTAAAGGCCTCTTCGCCGTAGTCGGCAATAAGCTCCTTCTTGGTCAGGTAAATGCGACGCCCGACCCAGCCAACCTTAGACCACACGCGGGCAGGCTCGTACAAAAAGTCCTCCCAATAGACGGCCTCTATTTTAATCCTCTCCGTGCCTGGAACTGGCTGGCCTTCCTCGTCCTTATCCACGTCAAACGTGATCCACACCTGCCCGATGCCGGGCACCAAGCGCTCAAGGATGGCGGAGTTAACGGCCTCCTCAAAGTCAGGGGCGCATTCAATCTCATAAGTCAGCCCGCGAGCTACGACACTAGCCGCTACACGCGCAGCGTCGTCCTCAAAGTCCCCGCGCTGAATGCGAGATACGTCGGGCTTAGGCATCGAATTGAAAAGTGACTCTTTGAGGGTGTTGACATTAGCGTAGAAAAAGTTCGCCTTCTGGGACAGGGACGTAGCCTCGTCGCGCTCGTCTTCATAACGGCCATATACCTTCCGCCCATGCTCATGAGCCTTTTCAAGGTACTTTTCGGCCTTTTCTATACGTTTGTCCCAATCGCTCATCGAAGTCTCCAAATGGCCAGGGCCAATTTAATTCCGAAAAAGATTAAAGTGGCCAGCACTCCGCACAGGAACCCAAGAAAGAACATCATATCCGCCTAACCTCAGTGCTGCGCGCTTCCCTGTCGGCTATCAAGTTCTCCAAATTCAGCACCTTGCCCATAGTCTTCGGCTTCTCAGTCACCAGCTTCTTACCGTCGTGCTTGGCGGTAAACGGGTTGATGCCTAGGCTCAGGTAGCGGAATGCGTCGGCCGGGTTACTGGCCCAGTTGTGCAGCGGCTGACGCTTGAATACGTTGCGCTTCTCGTCAAACTCTTTCTGGTACATCTTCAGCGCCGCGATGCCTTCACGGACGTCCGGGTTCTGGATGTTGAAGTATACATTCGGGAGCGTGGCGCGGACACCTGAGATGCCGTCCTGAACACTGAGGCTGGGGACTATGATGCTCTGCGCCCCGGCCTCCATCATTAGCTCTCGGGTAGACTTACCAGTCTGGAAGCTCTTGTTCTTGGCGTCGTGGGGCAGGTAGAAGGGTCTGTATGTGTAGGGCTTCTTGCGCAGTATCTCCAGTACCTCGTCCACTGAGTACCCGGAGCCAGTCCAAAAGTCGATGATGTGGATGTTCGTACCATGTACCTGTGCGAACCAGATGGACGTGTCGTCGCTAAAGCCGATGTCCCAGCCGGTGATGACGTGGCGGTCCGGTTCATAGGGGTAGATGCCCATGTGGCCGAGCTCTTCCATGTCATTGAGTTGCTTACCGTAGAACGACCCCTTGTTCGCTACGTGGAAGTCACACTCGAACTCCTGGAGGAAGGTATCTTCGTCCGACCCCGGCAGGTTCTTCAGCATCTCCAGTTCTTCTTGGTCGATGATGCCGGACTGCGACGCCTTGAGCATCTTACGATACCAGCGCGGGTCGCCCTTCGAGTTCTCCCACACGTCGTAGAAGTGGTTACTGCCCTTGGGGGTCCCGATGAAGACTACCCAGCCCTTCCGGTCGGCCAGCGCAGGTGCGATGACCTCACCGAATAGACGGGGCGGCATGTCCCCATACTCGTCCAGGATGACGCCGTCGTGGTACGTCCCCCGGAGGGCGTCGGGGTTGTCCGCCCCGTACAGGCGTACGACCGCGCCATTTATGAGCTGAACGCTCAGCTCCGACTCCATGGGGTCCTTAGCGCGAATGTCTTTGGTGTAATACTTCAGATACTCCCAAGCGACCATCTTGGCCTGCTTGTAGAAAGGTGCGATGTACGAGTAGCGTGGCATCACGAGCGGGCACTGGAGCGCCTTGTCCACAAGGTCGTTGATGCACGCCACCGTCTTCCCCGCCCGCCGATGGAAGACCATGACCGCGAACCGCTCCGACCGAGCGTGGAAGTCCAGGACGTGGACCCTCGGCTGGTACAGGCTCTTGACTACGTTACTCGCCGTCTGGGTCATGTTCGATAACCTTGTTGAGCGGCGACTGTGGGACGTTGCTCTGGTAGTTCAGCACGCGACCCACCTGCTCAGTGGCGTCCTTGGGGGCGAACTTCATCAGGAGCTTCAAAAATTCACCATAGTTCTCAGGATCGTTGGCCCAGATGGCCAGACGGGGGACTCCACCTATTAGCTCAAAGCACTCCAGGAAGCCCTGCTCCATAGCGCGTCGGCTGTAGAGCTTCTGCACGCTCTCATTCGCCAGACGCTTGCGCTCCCGGAGGTTCTTGTTCAGGGTTTGATCAAACTGCTCTTGTAAGTCCATAGGAGCCTCCACACCCCGCTACAGTACCACCTCTGGGCACTCAGTGCAAGGCTCTGGGCACTCAGTGGTACTAGTTCTGAGAAAAATCAAAAATTTCAGTGGCACTATCGTGAAACTCCGTATCTCGTACTCGGCGGCTGAGCTTGGGCTAAGGCACCCTCCCCCTTT